CGGCCTTAAATCTTCCTTCGACACAAGAGAGACCACGTATGACTCAGCAACTCAACGCTCTGCAAGCTGCACTCGCCCTGGCCAACAAGGCTGCCGAGACCGCAACCATCGACATGTCCGAAACCTCCACCGGCGGTGGCGGCGGTCGAATCTTCCCGGCGGGCACCGCCATGGGCCGCTTCTGCATCTACATCGAGCTGGGTGACCACGCCAAGGAATTCCAGGGCAAGCTCAAGAACCCGGCGCCTCAAATCCGCCTGGGCTTCGCATTGTGGGGCGACGTGAACCCGCAGGCCGGTAACCCGCAGAGCCGCCCGGACGACCTGTTCCACACCTACGAGGCCGACGGCTCGATCAAGCCCGGCCTGTTCCGTACCTTCGAGATGACCCTCGGCAACAACGAAAAGTCCAAGACCAAGCTGGCCTTCGACAAGATGAACTGGAGCGGGCAGCATACCCACTTCGCTCAGATGCTCGGCCAGGCGTTCATCATCCCGATCAAGCGCACCAAGATCACCAAGGGCAACAACGCCGGTAAGGAACGCAACGACATCGATTGGGGCGGCATCATGAAGCCCTATAACCCGGTCGATGGCAGCCCGTATAACGTGCCGGAACTGCCGATGGACCTGTTGCAGTATTTCTTCTTCGACGCGCCGACCAAGGAGACCTGGGATGCCCTGCACATCGAAGGCACCTCGGACAACGGCAAGTCCAAGAACTTCCTGCAAGAGACCATTCGCTCGGCCACCAACTTCCCCGGCTCGGCCCTGCACATCATGTTGGGCGGCGGCGACGATCTGATCATTAAGCCGACGACCCAGGCCGCAGGCAGCAACCTGCCGGCAGTGCCCAACGTGGCCGCCGACGCCGGCGTAGCGGCAGCACCGGCTGTCCCGGCTGTTCCCCAGGCAGTGGCTCAGACGGCCCCCAGCGTGCCCCAGGTGGCGAATGTGGCCGCCCCTGTGGTAGGTACTGCCGAGGCACAGAACGTGCTGCCTGACGTGCCCCAGGTGGCTCAGACGGCGGCTCCGGCAGCGGTCGAAGTCCCGGCGGTCCCGGTAGTGCCGGCAGTACCGCAGGTCTAATGCGCCTGCCATCGGAAGAGTTCCTGGCAGGACTATCCGCGCAGTTTGACCGCAGCATGGCAGGCGGGACGTTGGTGTGTGACGCCGACGGACCCGCCTACGTGGCTGCGGCCACTGCTAAGACCCTGGACACTGCACTCCGAAGATTCTGGAAGCTCATTTTGGAGCAGCAGTTCCTAGCGCACTGCACAGGGACACGGGTTCACCTCACGGCAGCAGGTGGGGCGAAGGCGTACCGCGACACGTATCCAACCATGAAACCGTACCAGGGCCAGCGCAAGGGCAAGGCAAAGCCCGCGCTGCTGGAGCCACTGCGGCGGGCCGTGGCGGACGTGCATGAGCGAGGAGGGGCGCCGGAGGGGGTCGATGTCATCCTACACACGTTCTTCGAGGCGGACGACGGCATGATGATGGACGCCTACGCCATGCAGGACAAGGCCATCATCCGGTCCGACGACAAAGACCTGCGGATGACGATCTACCCGTATTGGGAGATCGATACGGCGTGTGTGAGCAGGATCGAAGGCGGCTTCGGCTACCTCAAGGAAGCGTACACGCCTTCCGGTCAGTTCAAGCTCAAGGGCCATGGACGGAAGTTCTTCTTGGCGCAGTGGCTCGGCGGCGACACCGCTGACAACATCCGAGGGATCGATCGATTCAACGGTAAGCTCTGCGGTATGAAGACGGCCTTCGACATCCTCCATCCGATCACGGATGAGGACGAGGCCATCGACATGATCCTGGAGGCGTACGCCAAGATCAAGCAAAACCCGCTGGCAGAGGCCGAGGTGCTGTGGATGCGCCGAACGCCTACCGACAACGCAGCGCAGTACCTGTTAAGCCGCGACCTTCGTCCGGCCTTCCGCCAGTGGATCATCGAGCTGGACGCCTACCACGAGGCGCTGCTCCAGAAGCGGAGGGAGAGCGATTATGACGAGTGAGCCGAAGGTCTACCAGATACCGCGCAGTCAACAGCGCACCTTCACCCTGAAGCTATGGGCCGAGCAGAACAAGCTGTGCCCGCTCTGCGGCAAGCCCATCGATATCAGCGTGAAGGGCGAAGCGGTGATGGACCACGACCACGAAACGGGGCTGGTGCGGGGCGTCCTGCACCGGTCCTGTAACACCGCAGAAGGCAAGATAACGAATGCGGCAGGTTCCTGGGGATGCAAGTCGATGAAGTATTCAGACATCATCCCCTACCTTCGTGCCCTCCTGACGTATCTGGAGGGGCCGAAGCATCCGCTGATCTACCCCCTGCACAAGACCGACGAGGAGAAACACGAAGCGAAGCTGGCCAAGCGCCGGCAGGCAGCCGCCAAACGCAAGGCGGCGATGGCCGTCGCAAAGCACAACGCGAGGAACGTATGAGCAAACTCCGCAAGCAATTCACCAATGAGTACCTGCGAAACGTCTATGTCGAGCTGGGCCTCAAGAAGGGTGCCGAGCACCTGACCGAGCATTCGCGCTTCGGTGAGGTGAGCCGCCAGTGCTTCCGCAACTGGTGCATCAAGCTGGGCTTCCACGACAGCAGGACGCGCGGCATGTACGCCAAGAAGGGCGCGATGCACTGGCTGGGCCGCAAGGCTGCCGAGGTAGTGCGCAAGTTCCCTGGCGCCGTGGGCAACGTGGTAGGCCAGGGTCCGAAGGTGCTGAGCCTGGACATCGAGACCTCGCCTATCGAGGGCTGGGTCTGGTCGCTCTGGAAGCAGAACGTGGGCCTCAACCAGATCAAGCGGGACTGGACCATCCTGTCGTTCTGTGCGAAGTGGATGCACAGCGACGAGGTGATCTACATGGACTGCCAGGGTGACCCCCTGGACGACATGCACCTGCTGGTCGCCCTGCATAAGCTGCTGGACGAGGCCGACATCATCATCGTCCAGAACGGCAAGCGCTTCGACGTGCCCAAGATCAACGCCCGGTTCTTCCTGAACAAGATGCCGCCGCCGAGACCGTTCAAGGTGATCGACACCTTGATCATCGCCAAGCAGCAATTCGCGTTCACCAGCCGCAAGCTGGAGTACATGACCCACAAGGCATGCACCATCAAGAAGCGCCTTCACGGCAAGTTCCCCGGCTTCGACCTGTGGGCGGCCTGCCTACAGGACAACCCGGAAGCCTGGGAGGAGATGCGCCTGTACAACATCGACGACGTACGGTCGATGGAAGAGCTGTACATCCTGATGCGTCCGTGGTTCGTCGGCCATCCCAACGTGGCCGTGTACTTCAATGACGCCGAGCCGACCATCCGCTGCCCGAAGTGCGGCGACACGGATGTCAAGCAAGAGGGCTGGGTGCATACGCAGACCGGCAAGTACGAGCACTATCACTGCGGCGGCTGTGGTGGCTGGAGCCGGGGGCGGTACACCCGCAACACCTCGGAACAGCGCAAAGCCCTGCTGAGCAACTAAGGAGGTAGCATGAGCCTAGCATTCCCGGACTCTTACGAGTCGACGATCACGACTGAACCGTACCGCAAAGGTGCGAGTCTGGAAGAACGCAAGGTCGGTAAGCTTCCCATGCACCTGGTAGTCGAGGGGTTCCCGCTGCTGAAGCGGGAGCTTGCTCGAATGATGCAATGGGCTGCCGAGGTCAAGGGGTATCTGCCGCACGACTGGAAGAAGATGACGGTGGGCGAGTTCAAGTCCGCCCAACACAGGCACGAGTCCAAGCGGCTGATCGACGGGCCGCTGGATGACGAGTCCAACCTGATGCACCTGGTGCATGAGGCATTCAACGCAATGGCCGCCGCCGAGGTGGCCCTGGCTGACCGGGAGGCACAAGATGGCCGCAAAGCGTAAAATCCTGTGGAAGGTCTCCCCCCACGAGATCTTCCTCAACGTACACGTGATACGGGCGCACGAGGTATTCGACGGCGGCGTAAACTACGTCACCGGCTATATCACTAAGTCGGATACCGAATCCCCGGAGTGGCCGCAGTACTTCCAGGCAGTGATCCAGGAGATGCAGGACACCCTGCTGAGCCAGTGCAAGCTGGCCGTGGAGCGGTGGTTCCGCGCTGAGATCATCAGCATCGGAGAGTGGCGCGAGTACCGGGCCATGACCCTGGAAGAGGCCGCAGGCATGGCAGAGGCGGAGTTCGGTCAAGACGATATTGGCCGGGTAATCGAAAGACGATAGGAGACGGAATGGACCTGATACAGCAGCAGATCGCCCACGAAGAGGCCCTGGTCGGGGCGGCGCAGAATGACGCCCGCATTGCCTTGGAAAAGGCGATTGCCCAAGGGTCCATAGACCGCATCCCGAGGGCGCGCATCATGTTGATGCGGATGCTCCCCATCGTGACCGAAGCGATCTTCGCCCACCAGGAAGCGAAGGCGGCGGGGCCGGCAGCGAAGCTCCGGCACCTGCTGCGGATCATCGACGCCCAGGACCTCGCGGTCATGGCGCTGCGGGCTGGGCTGTCGATGCTCATCAACTACCCAACGATCACAGCGACGAAGTATTACACCCACATGGGTAAGATGCTCTGTCGCGAGATCGAAGTGCGGTTGGCCTTCAAGGTCAACCAACCCTATTACGACCGGACGCTGGACTACCTCAAGACCAGCAGGACTCGCAGCGTCCGGCACATCCAGAAGACGATGGACGCTCTTCTGGACGCGGTACTGCCGGAAGAGGCACGTATCGACCTGCCGGATGGCGACTACCTGCGCCTCGGCAAGTTCATTGGTGATCCGCTGATACAGTGCGGCCTGTTCGAGCCGAACCGCTTCACAGGCCGGGGCGGTACGAGCGTCCACCTGGAGCCGTCGCCGGAAGCCAAGGAGTTCCTGCAAGACCCTTCGGCGGCGATGACCTGGGGAGGCCCAGGCCGTAGCGTGATGCTGGCACCGCCGCGACCGTGGAACGACTGGTGCGATGGCGGTTACTACAGCGCTAAGGCGCAGAAGCACCATGTGCTAGTGCGCCGTACCAAGCACCAGACCAAGCGGGCGCGCCAGATGCAGCTACGCCACCTGGGCCGGGACAAGATGCCCAGGGTGTATGAGGCGGTCAACGCGCTGCAATCAGTGGCCTACGAGATCAACCACGACGTGTACGAGATCATCGAGCGCGTCTTCACTTCCGGTGGCGGTGTGCTGGGCATCCCTCAGCGCACCTACCCGGACAAACCTGAGTTCCCGCTCGGCGACGAGTGGGCCAAGGAGAACGCCAGTGAACAAGAGCTGGAAGCCTTCAACCGCTGGAAGCGATCCGTCCACCGATGGTACACCGGCGAGCGGGAGCATACCGCCAAGCTTCGCGAGTTTGCTGCACTCTACCGAGTTGTTCGAGAGCATCATGGCAAGGCAGTGTACTTCCCGATGCACGTTGACTCCCGTGGCCGCATGTACTATTGGGGCACACCGAATCCCCAGGGGTCCGACATCGCCAAGGCGTGTCTGCGATTCCACGAAAAGCGTGCCCTCGGTAAGCGCGGCCTGTACTGGCTCAAAGTCCACGTCGCCAACTCCCTCGGATGTGACAAGGTGTACTTCGACGACCGGGCAGCCTGGGTCGATGAGCGATGGGACGACTTCCAGCGAGCACTCGACGAAGGTCCGGAGAACTATCCGAGTCTCTTCCCGGAAGACGAGTCGCCCCTGTGCGCCATCGCAGGTCTGCTGGAGCTGCGGGCGGCCTACGCATCAGGCCAGCCGGAGGCTTACCGAAGTGGGTTCATCGTCCACATGGATGCAACCTGCTCCGGCCTCCAGCACTACTCAGCCATTCTCCGAGACGAGATCGGCGGAGCCTACGTCAACCTGCTGCCACCTGGACTTGCCAAAGCTGACATCTACTCCCGAGTTCTCGGTCTCGTTGCAGAGTCTCTGGCACGAGACAGAGAAAGTGCTGAAGGCGAGGCTCGGGGCTACGCTGTATTGTGGGATAAGGCTGGTCTATCCCGAAGCCTGACGAAGAAGCCCTGCATGACGCTGGTATACGGCACCACGTTCAAGGGCGTGGTAGACCACTGCCTGGACTACCTGGACGAGTCCGGCCTGGAGATTCCCGAGGGTATCCCGTCATACCGCCTGGGAAGCTACATGGCAACGCTCATACTGGACGCAATTCGCGAGACAGTACCATCGGCAGTCTTCGCCATGGAATGGCTCCAGCGCCTCGCTAAGGCCCTTCCTGATGCATCCAAGGATTTGCACTGGATCACGCCACTCGGCATGCAGGTGTTCCAGTCGTACCCGAAGACCGAGGAGGTGCGGGTGAGGCTGCGGGCAGAGGCTGTCGAGTACGTCACCCTGTACGAGGCCAAGGACGAGCTGGACCCGGTACGCAACGCCAACGGCATCGCTCCGAACTTCGTCCACGGGCTGGACAGCAGCCACCTGGGCCTGACGGCCCTGGCCTGTGCGGCAGAGGGTATCCCGATCCAGGCCATCCACGACAGCATGGGCACCTATGCGGCAGACGTGGATCGGATGCACGTCCACATCAGGGAGCAGTTCATCGCCATGTACAGCGGCCCCTGTGTGCTCGTAGAACTGGCAAAACAGCTCGGGATAGAGGCTACCCCGCCCCGGAGAGGATCGTTGAATCTGGAGGCTGTACGGGACTCCTGGGCGTTCTTCTGCTGAGGGGATTATGTCACCCACATAGGAGCAAGTGCATCCGTCCAAGGCCCTCGTAGAGGGGGAGCAGGAAGAGAGAGAGAGAGAGAGGTCAGGGAAGACCAGAGGGTAGAAGAAGAGTAGAGGTAGAGTAGAAGATGAGACTAGATGACTACGAAGGATTCTAGATAGAATAGACTAACCAGCATAGGAGATATGATAGATGGCTACTATGAAGACCCACCGACCTATGGTTATGTCACCCACAGTGGAAGGATCGAGAACAGGCAAGGGTACGGCCCGTCCTGTCACGTTCACCTCTCAGCAGATCGAGTGGTTAGAGCAGACCTTCCCCGAACATCAGATCGGTCCTGGAACCACGATGGAAGACATCCAGTTCCAGGCCGGTAGGCGAGACGTGGTGCGAGCAGTACGCCTGCGCCGACGCGATGCCATCGCAGTGGAGTTGAAGTGATGAACAAGTCCATCTGGCGAGTCCACGCAAAGGCCGGCACTCCCTCGGAACTCCAGGGGCTGTGCTGGCTGGCAATACAGGAGTTGGAAGAATTCACCCTCTTCCGCTCGAAAGACGACGCCCTGAATGCGATGCTGGACAGTATCGAGGGCAACGATCGAACCGAGCTGTTGGTATTCCGCGATGGCCAGTTGGCCGGCGGTGCCTGCATTGTGTTCGAGGACGATCCCCACGTCGGCCCGTGCGTCACAGCACAGTGGCAGTACGTCCTACCGCGCTACCGCAATACAGGCGTGGTCCGGGAGTTCATCCGCGAACTCCACCGTCAGGCCGGCTGGGGTCAAATCCCCCTCGTGTGCTGGAGCCATCGTGAAAGCGATAGCCGGTACACGATCCACTACCGGAGAGCCAAGCCTTATGGGCAAGAAAGTAAAGAAGGTGCTGGGCAAGACCATCATCGGCAAACTCGCTGATGGCCTGCTGGGCACCGACCTGAGCGGCGCACAATCCGATGCCCGCAAGATGGAAGAGCAGAACCGCCTAATGCAACAGCAGGCGGACCAGCTCGCACGAAACCAGCAGGTTGACCTCACCGCCGAGAACGTGGCGCAGGTTGACCTAGGAGCGATGGCCGATGCCACTGGCACCGGCACGCGACGGCGCCGGAATCAGGCGGGCACAGGCGTATCGCAAACCCTCGGTATCAACTACTGACGAGGTACGCCATGAAAACCACCGCAGCTATGCTCACCGCCGAGAACGTGGCGCAGGTTGACCTAGGAGCGATGGCCGATGCCACTGGCACCGGCACGCGACGGCGCCGGAATCAGGCGGGCACAGGCGTATCGCAAACCCTCGGTATCAACTACTGACGAGGTACGCCATGAAAACCACCGCAGCTATGCTGTGGGAGAAACTTCGGGATGGGAGTGTGGAGAGTCGAGCCATCGAGTTCGCCAAGACCACGCTTCCCTACCTGATGGTCGATCCCATGTCCGGCAGCCGGGGAGTCGTAGAGCATGACTTCCAGTCCGCCGGTGCCCTCCTGGTGAACAACCTCGCCGCCAAGCTGGCGAGATCGCTGTTCCCCACGGGGATTCCGTTCTTCCGATCCGAACTCACTGATGCGATCCGACGCGAGGCCGACAGCCGGGACACTGACATCACCGAAGTGACTGCTGCCCTGGCCCGCGTGGACCGCAAAGCAACACAGCGCCTGTTCCAGAACGCCTCCCTGGCAGTTCTGACGCAGGTGATCAAGCTACTGATCGTGACTGGCAATGCCCTGCTGTACCGCGACAGCGACGCCGCTACGGTGGTTGCATGGTCGCTCCGCTCTTACGCGGTGCGCCGAGATGCGACTGGCCGGTGGATGGATATCGTCCTAAAGCAGCGCTACAAGTCCAAGGACCTGGACGAAGAGTACAAGCAGGACCTGATGCGTGCAGGCCGCAACCTGTCCGGTTCGGGCAGCGTGGACTTGTACACCCACGTACAGCGTAAGAAGGGCACGGCGATGGAATACGCCGAGCTGTACCACGAGATCGACGGCGTGCGTGTGGGCAAGGAAGGCCGCTGGCCTATCCACCTGTGCCCGTACATCGTTCCGACCTGGAACCTCGCCCCTGGTGAGCACTACGGTCGCGGCCACGTCGAGGACTACATCGGCGACTTCGCCAAGCTGTCCCTGCTGAGTGAGAAACTCGGCCTGTACGAGCTGGAGTCGCTGGAGGTCCTGAACCTCGTGGACGAGGCCAAGGGTGCGGTAGTTGATGACTACCAAGACGCCGAGATGGGCGATTACGTGCCAGGTGGTGCGGAAGCCGTCCGTGCGTACGAGCGTGGCGACTACAACAAGATGGCTGCTATCCAGCAGAGCTTGCAAGCCGTAGTCGTCCGCCTGAACCAGGCGTTCATGTACGGTGCCAACCAGCGCGACGCCGAGCGCGTCACCGCCGAGGAAGTCCGCATCACTGCGGAGGAGGCGGAGAACACGCTGGGCGGCACGTATTCGCTCCTGGCCGAGAACCTTCAGTCGCCCCTGGCCTACGTCTGCCTGTCTGAGGTGGACGATGCGCTACTCCAGGGCTTGATCACCAAGCAGCACAAGCCGGCTATCGAGACGGGCCTTCCCGCCCTGTCCCGCTCCGCCGCTGTGCAGAGCATGCTCAACGCTTCCCAGGTCATTGCTGGCTTGGCCCCGATTGCTCAGCTCGATCCACGCATCTCGCTACCGAAGATGATGGACACGATTTGGGCAGCCTTCAGCGTCGATACCTCGCAGTTCTACAAGAGCGAGGCAGAGCTACAGGCCGAGGCAGAGCAGCAGCGCCAGCAGGCCGCACAGGCCCAGGCAGCCCAGGAGACCTTGCTGGAAGGCGCTTCCGATATGACCAACGCACTCGCAGGAGTCTGATAGATGTCCCAACCGAACGAACAGCAACTGCCGCCGGGCCTCGCTAACCTGGTTGCCAACGTACCGCCGGCTGCCGCGCCGACCCCGAGTCATGTGCAGGTGATGCCGAATCCGGTGATCCAGCCGCAGGCCACGGTCCAACCCGGCCAGGTGGGCTCGCCGCAGCAACTGGCTATCCCAACCCAACAGCCGCAGCCTGTTCCGACCAGCGCCATGACGCCGCACTACCAACCGGCAGCGGTGCCCGTCGCAGGTCAACCCGTTGTTCCGCAAGCACCCGCCCAGCCGGCCCCGGTAGCTCCGCCGGCTGCGGGTGCAGTTCTTCCTGAGAATCTGGAAGTTCCGCCGCCGCCGGCCTTCACTCCCAACGGGGAGATCGTGGGCACCCTGGCAGGGAACCTCGAAGGCGACCCGCAGTTGGCGCCCTCCATCAGCTACCTGGAAGCGTTCTCTGACAAGCTGGACACCGTGCGAGCATTCGGCAAGGCCGCCGAGAACCGCGATCCGCGCTTCATCGACGAGCACTATCTGAAGGAGGTCCTGGGTCCGGCCCAGGCGCAGCACGTCATCAACGTGGCCAAGGGCGTCCTGACCTATGTTGATGCGCAGACCAAGGCCGTCCTGAGCCAGACCTATGCCGCCGTCGGCGGTGAGGCCATCCTGAAGCAGGCTGCCGGCGTCTTCAACCAACACGCTGACCCGGCCACCAAGGCCGCCATCGGTCGGCTGATGGACTCGGGCGATGCCCAGGCCATGCAGTACGCAGCGAAGCAAATTGTGGCCTTCGCACAAGGCTCGGGTGCCGTGGTACAGGCTACCGGCCAACCCCTGGGTGCTGCGGCACCTGCACTGGCAGCTCTGAGCGCTGAGCAGTACCGCTTGGAAGTATCTAAGCTGCCGCTGAACGCATCCGAAGCCGAGATGGCTGCGCTGCGCGAGCGTCGTAAGGCAGGCATGGCGCAGGGTATCTAACGACCCTGCCCTACTCCGGCCTTAAACCCACATCCAAAAGAGAGAGAGAATCGCATGAGCTTTCTGAACGACCTGACTCGTCCGAACTACGCTGGCAAGAACGCGGACGTTGACATCCACCTGGAAGAGCACCTCGGCATCGTCGACAAGCACTTCGCCTACACCTCCAAGTTCGCACCCCTGATGAACATCCGCGACCTGCGTGGCTCGAACGTGGTCCGCCTGGATCGCCTGGGCAACGTCGAGGCCAAGGGCCGACGCGCCGGTGAAGAGCTGGAGCGCAGCCGAGTCGTGAACGACAAGTGGAACCTGACCGTCGATACCCTGCTGTACCTCCGCCACCAGTTCGACCACCAGGACGAGTGGACCCAATCCTTCGACATGCGCAAGGAAGTCGCCGAGCTGGACGGCCAGGAACTGGCTCGCAAGTTCGACCAAGCCTGCCTGATCCAGGTGATCAAGGCTGCCGCGATGGACGCCCCGGTGGACCTGGAAGACGCGTTCTCGCCGGGCGTGCTGGAGAAACTGGACCTGACCGGCCTGACCGCCAAGCAGGCTGCCGACAAGATCGTCCGCATGCACCGCCGCGTAGTCGAGACCTTCATCGACCGCGACCTGGGCGATGCGGTCTACTCCGAGGGCCTGACCCCGATGTCGCCGCGTGTGTTCAGCCTGCTGCTGGAGCACGACAAGCTGATGAACGTCGAGTACCAGGCAACCGGCGCGACCAACGACTACGTGAAGTCCCGCGTGGCCATCCTCAACGGCGTCAAGGTGCTGGAGACTCCGCGCTTCGCCACCAAGGCAATCGCAGCCCACCCGCTGGGCCGTCACTTCAACGTGAGCGCCGAGGAGTCCGAACGCCAGATCGCCCTGTTCCTCCCGAGCAAGACCCTGATCACCGCCCAAGTGGCGCCGGTCCAGGCCAAGCTGTGGGAAGACAACGAGAAATTCTCGTGGGTCCTGGATACCTTCCAGATGTACAACATCGGTGCCCGTCGTCCGGACACCGCTGGTGCCATCGAACTGAAGGGTATCGGCGCCTTCGACATCACCGCGTGATGCCACGAAACCCCGCACTTCGGTGTGGGGTTTCTTCAAAGCCTAACGACCCGCGCAGATTCCCTGCGTGGGTTTTTGCGCTTTAGGAGAAACCCTATGCTACTACTCGACGCAGTGAATGTCATCCTGCGCAAGATCGGCGAGCTGCCAATCCCGAGCATGGATGAGACGCATCCAACCATGGCCATCGCCCTCCCGGAGCTGGAAGATCAACGCATCCAGTTGCTGACCCAAGGCTGGTGGTTCAACACCTGGTGGAAGCACAAGCTTACACCTGATCCCACGGGCCGCATCAACCTGCCCAAGGGCACCTTGGCATTCTACCCGGATTCCCCGGACCTCCAGTGGGACGGCCTGGGAGTGCGAGATGCCAACACCGGCGACGACCGCATCGGTAAGTCGGTCGAGGGCCGATTGGTGCTGTCTCGGGAGTGGGACTGTATCCCGGAGATCGCACAGCGCGTCATTGCGCACCAGGCTGCGCTCGCGGTATACACCCACGAGATTGGACCGGACGAGACCGCCCAGGTCATCGCCCAGGAATTGCAGGCGTATCAGAATGAACTGTCCCGCATGCACACCCGATCACGTCCGCTGAACACCCAGGCCAAGCGTAGCTTCAGCCGGTGGCGGCGCAGCTTGAGGACCTGAGCATGAGCTACAAGCAATCCGCGTATCCCAATCTGCTGATGGGTGTGAGCCAGCAGGTGCCCTTCGAGCGCCTGCCGGGCCAGCTCAGCGAGCAGATCAACATGGTATCCGATCCCGTGTCAGGACTTCGGCGGCGCAGCGGTATCGAGCTGATGGCCCACCTGCTGCATACCGACCAGCCCTGGCCGAGGCCGTTCCTCTACCACACGAACCTCGGTGGCCGCAGCATTGCGATGCTGGTGGCGCAGCACCGTGGTGAGCTGTACCTGTTCGACGAGCGGGACGGTCGCCTGCTGATGGGTCAGCCCCTGGTGCATGACTACCTCAAGGCCGACGATTACAGGCAGCTACGGGCCGCTACGGTGGCTGACGACCTGTTCATCGCCAACCTGAGCGTGAAGCCTGAAGCCGACCGCACCGATGTCAAGGGTGTGGACCCCAACAAGACTGGCTGGCTGTACATCAAGGCAGGGCAGTATTCGAAGGCATTCTCCCTGACCATCAAGGTCAAGGACAACGCCACGGGCACCACCTACAGTCACACGGCCACCTACGTGACACCGGACAACGCCAGCACGAACCCCAACCTCGCTGAGGCACCGTTCCAAACGAGCGTGGGCTACATCGCTTGGCAGCTCTACGGCAAGTTCTTCGGGGCGCCGGAGTACACCCTGCCCAACTCCACGAAGAAATACCCGAAGGTAGACCCGGACGCCAACGCGGCAACCATAGCCGGTTACCTCAACCAACGGGGCGTGCAGGACGGGTACATCGCGTTCCGTGGCGACGCCGATATCCACGTTGAAGTGTCCACGGATATGGGCAACAACTACGGCATCGCGTCAGGTGGTATGAGCCTCAATGCTACGGCGGACCTGCCGGCCTTGCTGCCGGGAGTCGGCGCCCCTGGTGTGGGGGTGCAGTTCATGGACGGCGCTGTCATGGCCACCGGCTCTACCAAGGCCCCGGTATACTTCGAGTGGGATTCCGCTAACCGCCGCTGGGCAGAGCGGGCCGCCTACGGCACCGATTGGGTCCTGAAGAAGATGCCACTGGCCCTGCGCTGGGATGAGGCTACCGACACCTACAGCTTGAACGAGCTGGAGTATGATCGACGTGGCTCCGGCGACGAGGATACGAACCCCACGTTCAACTTCGTCACCCGAGGCATCACCGGCATGACGACCTTCCAGGGTCGCCTCGTCCTCCTGTCGCAGGAGTACGTCTGCATGTCGGCCAGTAACAATCCGCACCGCTGGTTCAAGAAGTCGGCGGCCGCGCTGAACGACGACGATCCTATCGAGATCGCAGCCCAGGGGAGCCTGACTGAGCCGTACGAGCACGCGGTCACCTTCAACAAGGACTTGATCGTCTTCGCCAAGAAGTATCAGGCCGTGGTCCCCGGTGGCGGCATTGTAACTCCCCGGACGGCGGTTATCAGCATCACCACGCAGTACGACCTCGATACCAGGGCGGCACCTGCCGTGACTGGCCGCAGTGTATACTTCGCTGCGGAGCGTGCCCTGGGTTTCATGGGCCTGCATGAGATGGCCCCGTCGCCGTCCACGGACAGCCACTACGTCGCCGAAGACGTTACCAGCCACATCCCGAGCTACATGCCGGGGCCTGCTGAGTACATCCAGGCGGCGGCCTCCAGCGGCTACCTGGTGTTCGGCACCAGCACGGCGGACGAGATGATCTGCCACCAGTACCTCTGGCAGGGCAACGAGAAAGTGCAGAACGCGTTTCATCGCTGGACGTTGCGACATCAGATAATCGGCGCCTACTTCACTGGCGACAACCTGATGGTCCTGATTCAGAAGGGCCAGGAGATCGCCCTGGGACGTATGCACCTGAACAGCCTGCCAGCCCGTGAGGGTCTGCAATACCCTAAATACGACTACTGGCGGCGTATCGAGGCGACCGTCGATGGTGAGCTGGAGCTGACCAAGCAGCATTGGGACCTGATCAAGGATGCCTCTGCCGTGTACCAGCTACAGCCTGTGGCCGGCGCCTACATGGAGCGTACCCATCTCGGCGTGAAACGCGAGACGAGTACGAAGGTGTTCCTCGACGTGCCCGAGGCCGTGGTTGGGGCGGTGTATGTGGTCGGCTGCGAGTTCTGGTCGAAGGTGGAGTTCACTCCGCCGGTTCTCCGGGACCACAATGGCCTGCCCATGACCTCGACCCGTGCAGTGCTTCATCGGTACAACGTAAACTTCGGCTGGACCGGCGAGTTCCTGTGGCGCATCAGCGACACGGCTCGACCCAACCAGCCGTGGTACGACACGACGCCCCTTCGGTTGTTCAGCCGGCAACTCAATGCCGGGGAGCCTCTGGTGGATAGCGCTGTGGTGCCGCTGCCGGCACGGGTCGATATGGCCACGTCCAAGTTCGAGCTGAGCTGTCACAGTCCGTACGACATGAACGTTCGGGCTGTCGAATACAACTTCAAGTCCAACCAAACCTACAGGAGGGTGTGATGGCTTTCTGGCTACCACTATTGGCCGCTGGCGGCATGTCCGCCCTTCAACAGGGATTGGCCAACAAGGAAGAGCGCAACAAGATCAAGGCCGAGAACAAGGCTCGACTGAAGACGGACCTCGATAACCTGGGCGCCGCTGCCCGCGACATCGCCAACCTCGGAGTCATGGCCGCTAGCTACCGCAAGCAAGCCGTGGCCTCGCAGGTGGAGGCCAAGCGCCAGGGGATGCTAGCCGGCGGAAGCGCCGAGGCTCAGGCCGGGGCGTTTGGCGTCAAGGGTGCATCCGTCGATGCGGTGGCCCTGGATATCGAGCGGGAGGTCGGCGAGGCCCTGATCCAGATTGACGACAACCTGGAAAATCAGATGTGGAACCTCGCCGAGCAGGCGCACTCCATCCAGGCTCAGGCTAAGGCCGGCCTGCTGGGTCAGAAGAGTACCACGGCGGGGCAACGGTCCCCGCTGGTGGCCGGTCTGATGTCGGCGGGTTCCCTGTACGCAAGTCAATACTTCAAGTTCGGCGCCACGCCTAAAGGAGGCAACTGATGGCGGAATCGCAACGTGCTTCCCAAGAGCTTGGGATCAACGTCGGGCAGACGCAACTCCAGCCGGGCCAGAGTGCCCGGCGCGGAGTGCGCGACTCCGAGATCAACTACAGCGGCCCGAGCGTAGGCTCGCAGATTCTCGACGGCATCCTGGGTGCCGGTCAGCAGATCGCTGGCAAATGGTTCGAGCACAACGTGCAGCAGGAAGTCCTGCGCGGTGAGCGTGCCCGTATGGCCGGCGAGGCTGAGGAGGCAGTAGACAGCAACGTACTGGCCAAACCATTCGTGAAGGGTGGTTGGCGTAAGCAGGACTACCGTATCGCCCAGGCGGACTTCAGCCTGAAGATGCAGCGATTCATCGCCAACAAGGGCCGGGAGATGACTCCCGAGGAGTTCCGCAAGTACCTGTCCCAGGAGGCTACGCACGTCCTGGATTCGACCGAGGGCATGAACCCCAACGATGCCTTACAGGCGCTGGCGCAGCAGCAGAAGGCCGAGGAACAGCTCTTCGGCATGCAGGCTAAGGCGTACATGGACTGGTCCATCGACCAGGCCGCCCGTGGCTTCCGCACCCAGGGTAACAGCATCCTGGCCAAGGCTGTGCAGGCTCAGGCCACCGGCGACGAACTGTCCCGGCAGCTCAGCCTGGAAGAGGCCGGCCTGTTCTATACCAACATCATGACCTCCGAGGATATCCCGCTGGAGGTGCGCGACAAGGTAGGCATGCAGTTCCTGGCGGCCAGCCTGGACATGAACCAGCGGGGCATCTATGAGGGCCTGCGCGATGCCGGGTTCCTGGACAGTATGTCCTTTGACGACCGGCGTGCGCTCAACGGCCTCTATGAAAAATCGAAGGCACAGACCCGTGCCAAGGAATCGATGGCTACCCTGCGGGCCGACGCGGACTTCCAGCAGCGGGTGGCCAACGGCGCCATCACAGACCTTGCCGAGGTTGAGGCGTACTCACGAGGCATGGTCGAGGAGGGCCGCTGGAGCGACGCTCAGGCCATCTCGTTCATGACCAAGGCCATGACCGGCCTGGGCAACGCTCAGCGCATGCAGGGCATCATGGCGGCCTTGGAAGCCGGAGACATCAACGCCCTCCACACGCTGGGTACCAACGTCACCGAGGCGCTGGAGCAGTGGGACAAGATGCAGGCCGCCAACGGCTCAAGCCTGACTGACCGTCTCGTGCAGGGCACACAGCTCGGCCTGCGCCTGGGGACCTTCCCCAAGACCTACGGCGAGTCCGTGGGCAGCGCGGTGCGCATGATCCAGGCCGCCAAGGAAGGCGAGGCAAACCCGGAGCTGGTCAACACGCTGAACAGCATCTTCGAACAGGTGGCCTCGGCCCAGGAGATCAACCCATCCGCCGGCAACGTGATGCTATCCGGCATCCCGGAAGCCGAGCAGGGCGCCGTGGCCTGGGCACTCAAGCAGATGAAGATGGGCATCGCACCAGCTCAAGCTCTGCGCGAGTTTAGCGCCAACGCCGAAGTCGTGAAGCAGATGGACGAGTTCGAGAAAGGCCAGAACACCAAGGCATTCAAGGACAACCTCGGTAAGCAGGTCAACGACAAGTTCGTGAACAACATCTTCGGTCGAGCCTGGAACATGCTGACCGGCGAGAGCGACCTAAGCAACAACGAGGCCGTCCTGAGCATGTATCGCCGGGCGACCATCGACGAGGCGAACTGGCTGGCCAGCGACCGCAAGCATGCGGGTCTGCTCACCAGCGACACGGGCCGCGAGGCCCTGCTGGAGATCGCCGCCGCCAACGTGCGTAACCGCACCATCCAGGTAGGCGAAGGTCGGAACCTGAAGGAAGGGGACCTATTCAGCCGCCGCGATAGCGCGCCGCTGATCCTGCCTCGCGGCACCACCGCCGAGCAGCTATTCGGGACCAACGACACCGAGACCATCGGAACCGTCCTGGCCGAGCAGCACAAGCCGCATGTCGAAGGACTCCTCGGCTACAAGTCGGTAGTCGCCTTCGAGTACGACCGCACCAGTGGCAGCCTCCTCGCCGTCGAGTACGACGAGAACGGTGTGGCCCTGGACCGCACGCGGGTTGATCCCCAGGCAGTCGGCAACGAGGTGCTCAAGCGCAACGCGGATAAGCTGAATGCGATGCGGGGCGCCGAGTACGGTGCCAACGTCAAGGTCAGCGGCACGGACATTCGCATGAACGGGGGCAACAGTGCCGGCATGCTGAAGCAGGACGTGTTCAACTGGCGGAAGGAACTGGCTCAGTTCGAGGCTTACCGAGGGGAGGCGTATAAGGATGCCGATGGTTATAGTGTGGGCCTGGGGCATTACCTGGGCAGTGGCAATGCTGGGGCAGGCACTACAGTCACGCCTGAGCAAGCCGCGCAGTGGTTCGCCGAGGACACCGACCGCGCACTCGACCAGGGTGTGAGGTTGGCCGACGAGCTGGGCGTTACGAACAATGCCTCTATCCTGGGATTGGCCGGTATGGCCTTCCAGATGGGCGAAGGACGTGCCCGGCAGTTCCGTAACACCTTCCAGGCGATCAAGGATCGCAACAAGGAAGCCTTCGAGGCTGGTGTGCGAAACAGCAAGTGGTACACGCAGACGCCCAACCGGGCCGAGGCATTCATCAAGCGCATGGCGCCCCACTTCGATACACCGAGTCAAATCGGTGTCGATTGGTACAGCGCCGCAACAGCGGAGTAAGACATGGCAAAGCAATTCAAGGGCCGCATGACGCCCAAGTATCCCCTTGACCAAGCACAGCTCGACGAGGCCCAAGTACAGGGCCAACTCGACGCGGTGCCTACCGTGGGGTTCGACGCCCTGACGGGTGGCGAGATCGGAGAACGGAACGTGGCAGCGGGCCAACGAGCCAATGCGCGGGAACTGGAACGCATCGTAGCGGACCAGGAACTGCCGGCCCTTGACCGTGCTTCCGCACTCTGGAACCAGTCCACCCTCGTCGGACGCTGGGGCGATGCGCTCCAGCTCGACGCAGACCTTGCGGCGAACAGTACAGGCGAGGTGGACCCTAACTTCGACGCTGGGACCTATGGGGTCCAGGCGCTCCAGGCGGCAGGTATCCAGCCGACTGACAACTATCTCCAGATCATGGCCCGTGCCGGCAATGCCGAGGACGCGGCCTACCTCCTGTCGAGGATTCAACGGTATGAGCAGGACGAGCAAATCGTGCGGGACAACCCGTACTGGAACTTCGCGGCTGGCATGCTGGACCCTGCCGCTCTGGCAGTTGATGCGGTTACTTTCGGCGCTGGCCGTGCTCTGCGGCTCGGTCGTGCTGGCATGGCTGCTGCTGGCGGCGCTGGGCAAGTCGGGTATGTTGCTGGGCTGGATGCCGCAGGGGCCGACGTGGATGCCGGAACCTACATCGTGGCGGGTGCTCTTGGCGCTGGCGTGGGTGCTCTGCTGGGGTCGGGTGCGGGACGTATTGCCGCAGAAGCCCCAACGCAGCCGCATGTGCCCGAAGTATCGGCGCCTACTGTCGGGCTGCCAGAAGTAGCCATGACCGCCGAGGAGGCCGCCGCACGCGGATTCAAGGCCGGTGACGTGGTAGACCTACTGGACGAGGGTACCGTGCTGTCCCGTGTCAGCGCCAAGGTGGAGCAGGCCGAGATACCGGCCATCCCGCGACGTGACACGGCCTTCGGCGACGAGCTGCATAGCCTGTCGGGCCGGAAGCTGTCTGAGGTCCTGGATCACCTCAAGACCCACGCAGAGGTGCCCAAGCCGCTCCAGGGCATCGCCGCCAAGGTGGCTGATACCATCAGGACCCTGGAGGGCCTGGGGCAGCGTACCGCATTCCGTGTGGTGCAGGGCGGTGACACTGCCAGCTCTGCCTTCCTCAAACCGGGTACGGCGGGGATTCACTCCACCCAGGGCCTCGACACCTTGGTCCAGGTACGCGGCAGCACCGCACCTGGTCGAGTCGGCACCAACCCGGTGACCGTGCTCCACGAGGCGGTCCACGCTGCCACCGTGGGCGTGATGAACGCCGCCTTGCGGAATCCTGGCGCGATGAGTCCGAAGGTGGCTCAGGCCATGCAGACCCTGGAGAACGTCCGGGGTAACGTGCTCAACGCCCTGAAGCAGGACCGCGCCGCCGGTCGGCAACTGTCCGAGTTCGAAGAGACGCTGCTGGCCGGTAACTCCAACACCCTGGCCAACGTCAAGGAACTGGTAGCCTGGGGCCTGACGGATACCCGCTTCCAACGGACCCTGAACCGCCTCCGCTACAGCGACGGCGGGCCGGGCCTGTGGTCCCGCTTCGTGGAGGGCATCCGCACCCTACTGGGTCTGCGGTCCGATGCTGACACGGCCCTGAGCCGCGTCCTGGCCGCCTCTGAGACGATTATGGAGGCCATGCCCGGCTACACTAAGGCGCAGGCCAAGTGGGCCAACAAGGGCGCTCCGGTAACCGAGGAGGCCAGCCTGGAGACCATAGTACGGACCACCCGTGAACGTGCCCGTGAGGGTGCCGGCTTCGTGAACAGGTTCTTCAGCGAGGCAGACCTCCTGGCACAGCCTGGAGAGGGCGCACGGCGACTTCTGAGCCGTCTTATCGACGACCCGGTACGTCGGGATGGGTTCAGCACGAACGACAACGCAGCGAGCTATCTCCGCCGCTATCGGAACGAGTTCGAGGGCTACGTGAAGTCCTACGACGAGATGATGGCCAAGGCAATGGCTGAGCAGGGTGTGGGCCTGACGGCACGTGCGCTGAACTCCCGCCGCGCCATGGCAGTCCGGGACCAGCTCAACGAGCAGGTCACCCGCGAGCTGCTGCGCCGGGACCGGGAGTGGACCGCCTATGGTAGCGTCCGTGTAGACCCGAACCTGCCGCCGACCATCAAGGCCCTGGCCGACCGCTCAGACGAGATTCACGGTCTGATGGGCCAGCGCGCCAGGGAAGCCGGTGTGCGTGGCTTCGAGGACTTCGCTCCCCGACCGGGGTACTTCCACCGTTCATGGAACTGGTCGAAGATGGCGCAGATGGACGAGGCCGCCCCTGGCCTGGCCCGCCGTGCCATCAGCGAGGCCGTGTTCCGTGGCATCCCTGGGCTGGAGCGCGCCGACGCCGATACCATCGCACAGGCCATTGTGCAGCGGGCGCGGGATCGGGCCACCGGAATCCGCTCCGAGTTCATGGGAGCGATGGGCGTGGCGGACACGGCATTCATCCGGCAGGCGCTGGAGGAGGCCAACGTGTCCCAGGCCAAGTTCGACAGCATCATGGCCAAGATCGAGCAGAAGCAGTCCGACCAGGGCACCGTCAAGTACGGCAAGGGCCGGCTGTCGCTGGACATGACCGCCGAGATCAACCACAACGGCACCGTGTATCGGGTGCAGGACCTGATCGACCGAGACCTGGACCGGCTGATGGAGAACTACGCCGGCAGTATGTCGGGCCGCTCAGCATTGGCCCGCGCAGGCATGCCGGGGGACTCGGAGATCGAAGCCTTCATCCGGGAGTACCAGCGAGAGGCAGCCCACCTGGGCACCGATAAGGTGCAGGAGCTGACGGGGCAACTGCGGGGAGTCTTCGGGGACTTCACCGGCAACGTGCCGAGGGAGCATCAGCTCGGCCCGGTTGCTCAGCGGGCCAGCGGCCTGACCAGCGCCACCATGCTGGGATTCTCAGGCGTGTATCAGCTCGCCGAGCTGGCCACGATGGCGCACCGTCAAGGCGTCTTCAACGTCATGAAGGCCATGCTGAACTCCCGCCTGGGAGACTTCGTGGGCGCCATGCGTCGCGACCCGGACCTCGCTGACGAGATGCAGACCGTCCTCGGCCTGAACCTCGCCAACGATATCCGGATGAAGCCCTGGAAGCGGCAGTTCGACACCTTCCTGGCCAGCCAAGATACCTTCATGGATCGCTTCCTGCACGCAGGTAAGCAGGCTGTCCCGGTGCTCAACGGCATGAAGTTCATCCACAACTGGCAATCCCGTATGAACGCCAACCTCACCTTGAACAAGGTGGCGCGGGCGGCTCAGGGGGATGAAGCAGCCCTTCGCGTGCTCCAGCAGTACGGGAAGGACGTGGACTGGACGCCAGTGTTGGCGCGGGTTCGCGGTTATGTCACATACAGAGGAAGGAACGCCCAATCGATGAATTGGGGCGCCTGGAGCCAAGCAGACGTGAACACCGTCATGAACACCGCACTGCGGATCATGGACGACTCGCTGCTGTACGGCAGGGTCGGTCAGAACTCGGGCTTCGCCCGGTCGCCGGTCGGCCAAATCCTGGGCCAGTTCCGCAGCTTCGTGGCCTTCGCGCACAACAAGCTCCTCCGGGGAACCTACGAGAACTCCGGCGTGCTTGGCGTGGCCTCGCTCCTCGCATTCCAGTATCCGCTCACAGCGCTGATGATGGGTGCCAAGGCAGCGATCAATGGCAAGTTCGACACCTCTGACGAAGGCATCCGCAAGATGGCCATCGACGGCATCGGCTACACTGCCGGCCTGGGCTTCACCGCCGATATGTGGGGTGTGGTCACTGGCCACTCCCGAATGTCTGCTCCGGTCTTCGGACTGGCTGAACACTCCAACGAAGTGTTCCGAGGCGTTCGAGACCTCGTAACCGGCGACGACCCGGCAGCGGCCACTGGCGATATCGTCAACGGCGCGGCGGGCGCACTGCCTTTCGTCAACGTGTTCCCGGCAACCAAGTTGCTGTTGGAATCCATCAAAGGGGAATAACGTGGCTCGGTTCAAGAATCCCGAGACCATCCACGTTGCAGATGGGGTCGAGGCTGTCTTCAGTCTCGACTTCCCGTTCCTGCGGCGTGAGGACGTGTTCGTCCAGGTCGATAAGATACTCGTCACCGACTATACGTGGGTAGACGACACCAACATTCAATTGGCCGTGGTGCCGAAGAAGGATCAAGAGGTCCGCATCTTCCGCGACACGCCCGCCCAGGTCCCGGACACTCAGTTCAGCCAGGGCATCCCGTTCCTGCCTCGGTACATCGACGCGAACAACAAGCAGTTGCTGTACGCTGTGCAGGAGGGCATCAACACCGCAAACCTCGCCCTAGACGGAGTTCTCGACGCGATCCGTATCGCCGAGGAAGCCCGTCGCCTCGCACAGGAAGCACTCGACGCCGCTAACGAAGCGCTGCGCCGCGCCCTGGGCTTCGCCGAGATTCGCACCGTTACGGAAGACTCGGACATCGACCCGAGCTGGCGTGGTTACTGGAACCGCTGCATCACCGCTGATAAGCCGCTGACCCTGACCATGCAGATGGAAGACCCGGATGCACCCTGGATCGAGTTCAGCGAGGTTCACTTCGAACAGGCGGGTGTGCGTGACCTCAACATCGTGGCCGGCCCCGGCGTGACCATCAACCGGTTGCAGAACACCACCATGCAGCTCTACGGCGAGAATGGCGTGTGTACCCTCAAGCGTCTCGGGCCTAACCACTGGATCGTGTTCGGAGCCATGGAGGACGAATAATGCGCGGCATTATCGCGGGCATCATGGCCTCTCAAATTCGGCGGCCCAAGCCCATCTTGGCGACCTACCCATATCCCATCCTGGCTACGGATGACGCATGGTCTTGTAGGCCGAACATCGTGGCAGCGCTAACACGCGACACCCTGCACGAGGTGTTGAACCAGCCCGGAGAGGACACCTACCACGCGACCTCCAGTGTGGTAAGCGTGCTGCTGCGGTCGCTGACTCAGCTCGGCTACGGCGGTGGCGATGGGTTCCTGACGGGACCTGCCATCCATGCAGTTTTACTGCGCGATACGGTTAAGGACTACACCGCAGAACCTTACGCATTCTCGTCGCAGACCGCAGTGGTAGGCGCGGAGTTGAAGGTTGTGGTCGTATACTCTGAGTATATCGTGGAGCCTTACGCCTTCACCACCTCAACAGCAATTAAACAGGCGGAACTGACCAATGTTTGAGACGCGAGTTAAGGGTCGCTACACGGTGACCCATATGAAAGCCACGGGTGAAGTCCTGGCGCAACACACCTTCGACAACCTCATCACTAACGCAGGTCTTGATTGGATTTGCGCCATGGATACCTCTGACCTGTTCTCCCAGGCCATGGCCGTGAGTACCAGCACTGCGGACCCCAACCCCTCTGCACCCTCCCTACCGGAGGAAGTACGGCGGACCACTTCGTACGCCCCTGGCGGGGATGTGACTTCGGGCCTGGATGGGGAGTGGATTTACTGGCACAAGCGGTGGCGCTTCCCGATAGGTACTCTGACCGGACAGGTCCTCGCTACCGTGGGTATCGTGGCCCAATCCGAAGTAGGCTTTGAGAGTAACACCGGGGCGAAGATTCCGGCAGGTACTCCACTATCCTACACCCGGATCAAAGACGCCGCCGGCCAACCCACCACCCTGGTAGTTCAGGCTGACGAGATTCTCGACGTACAGTATGAGCTGCGCAGCAAGGCTGTGGCGATGGCCGAGGCCAAGTTCGTGATCTCCGGGGTTGAGCGTACCATCCGCCTCACACCGCTGCCCTTCGCTAACCGGCGTAACCTCTACGGTGAGCGCTACATCTACTACAACGAGAGTCCACGGATCGACGGCAAGAATGCGTCCGGTGCTGATGTCCAAGACGGTCAGTGGGTGAAGCTGTACCCGCGATATACTCGCGGCACCTACAAGGGTCAGCTTATGCTACGGGCCACCGTAGATAACGGCAACATGCCAGGGGGTATCACCGGCTGTAAGGACCTAAAGATTTACAATGGGCGGAACTACGCACTCACCATCGACCCTCCAGTAGTCAAGAACAACACTCAGGAGTTCTCCATTACAATGGAGTTCTCAGTGGCGAGGGCGTAAGCATGGCGCTGATCTATGACTTCAACGAAGACCTCGATCCCAAGGCCAAGTCGAAGTTTGTAGGTGCCAGGGCACGTCGTGACATCAGCGACGTGCTCGACTTCTGCGACGGAGGGGTCGCCATCCAGGACCCCTCCGAGGGGCTATTCGTCCGGGTATGGCGCACCATGCTGCGGAACGACGGCACCTACCTCGGCTGGGAGGACGGCACCAACGAAGTGCGCATTGGCGATGGCACCGACGCGGGTATCTCGACGATATCCTTGGACTTCGACAGTAATATGAACTACGTCTTTGTGTTCGTCCGCGCAGACAAGACCGGCGCCCTATCGTACTTCAACGTGCAGCAGGGCCGTCGTATCGTAGTTGAGCTGGGCCAAGTGGACTATGCCAAGGTAGCCCTCGACGACAAGCGCCCCGGCGCAACTGCGTGGGCACAGGTCATCGTACCCTACACCCGAGGCGGTAACATGTACGTTCGCACGCAGAACGAGAACTACACCCAGGAGCACCTGGAGGTGGACACCGGCAAGGTGTTCCGGCCTCTGGTCAAGTGCGGCATGGGAACCAACCTACGCTTCCAAGTCCAATTCAGAGGGCACATGTAATGAGCAAAAAGCAGACCGCGAGTGCTGAGCGGCTGGGCCTGCTTCACGAGCTGGTCTGCACCGCCATCGAGCGCAACTTCAAGTGGTACATGGACAACGACATCCCGATCCCCGCATCGGATATTGCTGCCGCCACCAAGTTCCTCAAGGACAACGAGATCACCTGCGATCCGTCGGACACGATCAACATCGACCGGCTCCGCGAGGAGATGCGTCAGGCTCAGAAGGAGAATCGCCGGATCGCGCTGGAAGGCTTCATCGCCGGCGAGACCGACGACGAGATGGAACGCCTGTACACCCACTAAGGAGGCAGCATGACGCCGCAAGAACGATTCCAGATAGCCCACGAGGTGAGGGACATGTACCCGCGCTTCCGGGACTTCTGCCTGGACGCCATGCTGTTCCTCGGCTTCAAGATGACGTGGATGCAGCTCGACATCGCCGACTTCATGCAGGACTCACCCAATAAGGCGATGGTCGCTGCACAGCGTGGCGAAGCCAAGTCCACTATCGCCTGTATCTATGTGGTATGGTGCATCACACAGAACCCGGCTACCCGCGCCATGCTGGTATCCGGTTCCGGTGACAAGGCCGAGGAGAACGGCCAGTTGATCACGAAGCTGATCATGCACTGGGACTTGCTGGCGTATCTGCGCCCCGAGGCCCGTATGGGTGACCGCACCTCGGCCACCAGCTTCGACGTGAACTGGGCATTGAAGGGCGTCGAGAAATCGGCCTCCATCAACTGCATCGGGATCACCGCCGCCCTCCAGGGCTACCGGGCTGATATCCTGATTCCTGACGACATCGAGACCACGAAGAACGGCCTCACCGCCACCGAGCGGGCCAAGCTGACGCGGCAGTCGCAGGAGTTCACCTCTATCTGTACCCACGGTAAGATTCTCTACCTGGGCACGCCGCAGAGTCGTGAATCGATCTACAACGGCCTACCCGCACGGGGATTCCTGATGCGCATCTGGCCGGGCCGGTTCCCGACCCTGGACGAGCAGGAGCGTTACGGCGACTGGCTCGCACCCTCTATCCTGGCGCGCATTGCCCGCCTGGAGGAGAAAGGCCACAACCCGCGCACCGGTAAGGGCCTGGATGGGACCCGTGGCTGGGCTGCCGATCCGCAGCGCTACAACGAAGAGGACCTGCTCGACAAGGAGCTTGACCAAGGCCCCGAAGGCTTCCAGCTTCAGTACATGCTGGACACCAGCCTCGCCGACGAGCAGCGTATGCAGCTCAAGCTGCGCGACCTGCTGTTCATCGACGCCACGCACGAGAGCGTGCCTGAGCAGGTGGCCTGGGCTGCCGACGAGCGCTTCAAGCTCAAGTTCGATGCCCACCGGTTCCCCATCATCAAGCCCGAGCTGTACCTGCCGGCGCTGATGGCTGGCGGCTGGGCACCACTCCAGCAGATGACGATGTTCGTGGACCCTGCCGGCGACGGTGGCGACGAGCTGTCGTATGCTGTGGGCGGGACTCTTGGCCCGTACATCCACGTCGTGAGCATCGGCGGCTGGAAGGGTGGCTTTGCCGAGGAGAACCTGGAGAAATGTATTGCCCTGGCTGCGCGTTATGGCGTCAAGGTGATCTATGTCGAGAAAAACCTCGGCGCTGGTGCAGTTGGCCAGCTCTTCCGCAACCACATGCGATCCATCGACCCGGACACCAACAAGCCCCGCTATGAGGGGATCGGCGTAGAAGACCGCCAGAAGTCCGGACAGAAAGAGCGTCGCATCATCGACACCCTGCGGCCCATCATGCAGCGGCACCGTCTGATCTTCCACGTATCGGCGATGGATTCCGACCACGTGGCCTGTCAGCAGTACCCAGCGGACAAGCGCAATGAGCGCTCCGTGTTCCACCAGATTCACAACATCACCACCGACCGAGGCTCACTGCCGAAGGACGACCGGATCGATGCCCTTGAGGGCCTTGTCCGCGAGCTAGCACCCACGCTCGTGAAGGACGACGAAGCCGCAACCCGCGCTCGTGAAGAGGCTGCCAAGAAGGAATGGCTGAACAACCCGATGGGTTACACTAAGTCTGTCCTTCGGTCTCTCGGCATGGGCCGGGAGCGTCGCAAGGGCCGCCCAAAAGGACGAAGACTATGATGCTCGATACCGCCACCGAGGCGGGCAAAGGCACCCTCGCCGTCACCGGCGTGGGGATCGCCGTTTACTCGCCCTATGAGATCGCCAGCCTCTGTGCTGCGGTACTCACCGCGCTCTACGTGGGCGCCCAGCTCATCACCCTGCTCCCGAAGATGCTCGATAGCATCGCGGAGCTTCGCCGGAGGTTCAAGAAGTGAACAAGCCCCTGCGCGGCGCAGCCCTTGCGGCTGCCCTCGCCGGCCTTGTCGCCCTGGAAGGTAGCGAGACCACTGCCTACCGAGACATCGCCGGCGTACCCACCATCTGCTCTGGCACCACTGCCGGGGTAAAGATGGGCGACAAAGCCACACCGGAGCAGTGCTACCAGATGACGCTCAAGGACTATCAGCGCTTCGAGCGCATTGTCCTGGACGCCATCAAGGTGCCGCTGAACGTCAACGAGCAAACCGCCCTGACGTTCTTCTGCTACAACGTGGGTCCAGTCTGTACAACCAGCACAGCGTTCAAGCGCTTCAACCAAGGCCGCGCCACTGAGGGCTGCCAAGCCCTGGCCATGTGGAACAAGGTCACGATCAACGGCCAGAAGGTCGTATCCAAGGGCCTCGTGAATCGCCGCAACGCGGAGATCAAGCAATGCCTCGAACCATCGTCGCAATACTCGTCCTTGCTGTGGTAGCCCTGGGAGCCTCGTACGGCTTCGTTCAGAGCTACCGGGCCTTGGGTATCGCCCAGGAGGAGATCAAGCGGCAGGCGGCCCGTGCGGAGGCCCTGGAGGTGCGCTATGCCACCTTGCAGCGCCACGTCAAGGAGGTCGCTGCCAAGACCAACACCCAGCGCCAGGAGGTGGACCGTGCCCTGGACCAGAACCGCCCGTGGGCTGACCGGCCTGTGCCTGCTGCTGTCGTTGACAGCCTGTGCAACCGCCCCGGCGCCCGCTGTGCTGTGCGAACACCCACTGATTGACCCTACCACCCAGGCTGGCCTGATCCGCGCTGTAGCGGCCTACCAGGACGCCCTGGACCTATGCAACGCCCTGAATCAAGGAGACTGACCATGGCGAACACCCGAGACCAATACCTCGCTGGCCGTAACACCGGCCTGACCTTCTACCAGGTGTGCCAGCCTGGGACCGACAACCGCATCGCCCTGCACGATATGGACGAGGCCGATGTCAAGGCCAAGGCCACCGCCGTGATCGCAGCAGCCACCGCCCTGGGCGGCGAGGGTGGTGCTACTCCACCGGACCCGCTCACCGCCTACAAGGTGAAGAACGGTGACACCCTGCCCGTGGACGGCGGCGGCTCCGTGAAGGTGACCGTGGCCAACGGTGCCATCACCAAGGTCGTGTACACCGCACCGGCGGGCTGAGCTACAGCCCGTCCAACCTGATCCATCCATAACACAAGGAACTGAACCATGGCAACCTTCGCCGCTGCAACTCAGAAAGACCTCCGCGCCTTCGCCGGCACCATCGAGAACCTGATCCGTCCGCTGGAAGAAGCGGCCCTGGGTTCCGGCTATAACGAGACCAAGCTGCGCGCTGAACTGGTAGCGCACCTCGACGAGCTGATGGCTGCCGTCGAGACTGCCAAGGCCAAGGTCTACAAGTGATCGAGTAGCTCAAGCCGAGCACCTGCATAGTCGGGTGCTCCACTGGAACTACTGGAATTTTTTATTGAGGGGCTGGCTGTTGGCTGGCTGGTGTGGGCGGGAGTAGTTACTCCGGGTCCAATTTTGATATCGTCGTGTGAGAACCCTCCCGACTCTGATCAGCCCACCCTTCCCCCGTAGGCCCTCCGCTCTGCGGTGCAGCCCTTGGTCTCCCCAGCTTCGCTGGCCCTGCCTGTCGGCTGCTCTGCCATCCTCTGCGGTGGCGGTGGGCTTCCCTGCCCTTCGCCGCCCATTCTACTCATCCTGGCGGGAGTGTCAACCCCCTGGCGGGGTGGCGGTCCATCGGCTCATACTCAGCGCCCTGCGGTGCGCCACCAGCGCTAGCCTTCGGTCATCCTTGGCCCTGGCCCTGGCCGCTGGGTACGGGCTGTGCTGCTCATCCTCTGTCGCCCACCTGGCTAGCTTCCTCTGCCATGCCGCGTCGCGCTGGTGCCAGGCTCGCTCGCCTCTGTCCTGTCTGCTCAGCATCCTCTGTGCCTCCTGTGGTGGTCCTGCGGTCCTGTCGGGTGGTGGTGCGGGAGTGGCTAGCCTTGCCTCTTGTGGTATTGCCTCTTGTGGCTCTACCTGGGTACTCCCTGGGTGGTCCTGGCTTTGCCTGGCCACTCCCTCTAGGCCACGTACTCTACTCGCCTCTACCTGCCCTGTCTAGTCCTGCTCCCTGTCGCTTCCCGGCTCTACCTGTCGCTCCCTGGGTGCTGGTCTATCTCCCTGGCTCTACCTGGGGCGCTGCGCTGGTCCTGCGGTCTTGCCTCGCCACTCCCTCGCCTGCTCGGTCGCACCTGCGGCGCTGATGGACGCCTATTTGTCCATTGTGTGTGACATAACCGCAGCCTTAGTGCCACGCGGGTTTCAGGGTGGTGGTCCTGGCTGGGTGGCTGCTCCCTGGGTGGTGGATTTGCGTTACCTGGGAACGATAATCTTGGCTAGCCAGACTAAGCCTCGCACGCGTGGGTCTCTATACGCGTGGGAAGGCTCCAGGGAGCGCCCTGGCGAGGGTATTGACACGTGGGCGGCAGGTCTGTAGAGTTCGCCCTGTCTTCACGCAACAACGCCTCTACAGGCAGCCTGGAGACAGGGGTTGACACCCTGCCAGGACATCGGTAGGATGCGCAGCCAGAACGACGGGAGATTGCAACCTTCCAAGCGCGGCACAAGCCATAGGCGCAAGGGACACGGCAAACTCTTAGGGCATGACCAACGATGTGTAAGGCCGGCAGGCATCATCGCAGGGATTGACAAGGTAACACAATGCTGTAAGATGTGCGGCGTCAAGTGGTCCCGATGTACACACTGTGAAGGGATTACGGCGCGGTCAAACAGATGACCGGCACCGCTTGACACTGCAAGGCTCAGTCGGTACGATGGGCACCCATAGCGGACGTGATGGTCCGGGGCGATGCGGATAGGACGCCTTGTTTATAACCTGACCGCAAAGCTGTGACTCCAGCCGATAGGACTGACCCACCACGTAAATACAGACGGGTTGACACGACAAGGCCAAGTCGCTAACATGGCCGCCACAAAGGGAAGCGATAGCTTCCTGGCGGTAGAGGATCAAAGCTTCACCTGCGGAACATGGACAGGTGCGGTGGCGAACCGAAGCTGCAACTGGTTAGGCAGGGTCCCAGGGAATACCTGTCAGGTGCTGAGAACTCACCTAAAAGAGTTCGAGCGGGAAGCCTCCCCGTCCACGGTTAAGCAAAGGGCCTATGGTAGGTCCGGTGGGAACGAATAGAGTGTCAGTGGGATCGGGACTAGAATACCCGGTTAATCGCGACTGACAGTATGCTGGGTAGTATCGGCGGGCCGATTGAACAAGGCCAGGCAGATAGCGCAAAGGGTACGGGGGAAGAGTGCTGACGATCCCGAAGAGTATGCGCAGGACAAGCCAGAACCGCTGATACTACAGGGACTATGCCAATGCCAAGGTTTGTCCCTTGAGGCCCTTCCACCGAGGGGATTCAAGAGACAGACCTAGTGAGGATTGCCGATGGCACACTTCAAGGCTAAGGCTCCCAAGTCGCCCTTTGCTGCTCAGGTAGCGTACTGGCGAGACTGGGAAGCCAAACGTACTAAGCTCATCGCACAGGATAACGTCGAAGGGCGCAAAGAGCTTCGCAAGATGCGTGACGTGCGCTACGCTACCGACCCGGAGCCAGCGCCAGGACGCTACCACAACCCTGAACAGAAGGCTTTCGTGAAGGGTAGCGAAGGCAAGGCGCGGAACATCCTGAAGGGATGGAACGCTAAGAAGTCGCAAGGGAAGGGTTTGTAATGCCACGTGTGAATGAACTGACGCCGCGTCAACGCAAAGCCGCCAAGGCTCGCCGCGACAAGGCACGCCGGATTGATCTAGCGCACAAGATGCCGAAAGGCGCCGACTGCCCGATCTTCCGCAAGGCTGAGCAGGCGCAAGCTAAGCAGCCCCGCGTCGATACCCTGACCACTCCCCGCAGTGCTGGCTACCTGGCCGCCGCTGCTTACCTGAACAAATCCATCTGAGGTACATACCATGACCAACGCAATCTCCAAAACCGTAATCGCATTCCGTGGCACCGAAGAGATCAACCGCGCTATCGACGCCATCCGTGTCCGTGGCAAGGAACTCGACGAAGCTATCCAACTGACCGGCCTGTCGATCATCCATCACATCGACCAGTGTGGTGACGTGACCGTAGTCAAGTCGCTGTATGAAGCCATGCCGAAGGGCAGCCGCCGCAATGCGCTGGTCGAGTGGCTGGTGCTGCACGGCAAGGTACAGGTTAACACCGACAAGAAGTCGAACAAGGACCTGCCCTTCCTGTACAACAAGTTCGGCAAGACCGATCTCGTCGGCGCCACCAACAGCCCGTGGTACAGCTTCAAGCCTGAGAAAGCGCTGGACCAGGAGTTTAACCTGGCCGCTGCCCTGGCCACGATCAAAAAGCAGGTGCTCCAGGCTCAGACCAAGGGCAAGGTGATCGTCGGCATGGAACTGCTGGGTGACCTGGAAGCGCTGGCCGCCAAGGCTGCACCTATCGCTGAGCAGAGCAAGCGCGCTGCTGCCCATTGACTCAAGTCGAACGCCTGCTAAGCGGGCGTTCCGCTGGAATCAATGACAACTGGAGAATCACGATGAGCTTCAAGCAACGTCTGCAACGCCAAATCGCCCTGGCTCAGTACAGCCGCCCGGCTCAGTTCCCGTACGGCGAGCAGGCCGTCCAGGCGAAGGGGGAGTGACCATGGACTTCTGGATCGCCCTTCCCTTCCTCGAACTCGGCCTCAACCTCGGCGAGGATGAACTGCGCATGTTGTGGTTCAGCGGCCTGACGATATGCTTCATCCACCTCCTGAAGCGGTGACTCAAGTCATGGCCCTGGCGGGCGACCCTCGCCTACTCCGGGGCCATCGCTGGACTCATCACAAGCGAGAACTAAACCATGCAAGCTTTGAATACCCTGTTGATCGCAATCCCCAAGGACCCAGCCGCAGGCATGCACGCCGCCGACAAGGTGCTGTGCGCCCACGGATTCCGCATGGGTGACCTGAACATCGCACACGTCCTGACCCCTGGCGGGTTCGTGGTAGTGGGCGCTGGCGTGACCGTAAACCGCTATGACGAAGCGTATCGTATGAGCCGGAACCTCGACTCCGAAGGCTTCGACGTGCTGCTGGTGCAGGGCAGCCCGCTGTCCGGGCACGTCACCTGCCAGGCGTACGGGTGGATCAACGCCGAGTACCGCAAGGGCTGCGCGAACGGGCGCCCGATCTTCGACATTGCAGGAACCTCTTACCATGTCCTCGCGTGATCCCTACCGCATCGGCCACCGCGTGGGGCTGGTGAACTACAGCGACCGCTACCTCGGTGCCGACGCGGCAGGCACCAAGGGCACCATCGAAGCCATAACCCGACCGTCCCGCTGTATGACGGTCTATCATGTACGCTGTGAGCGGACCCTGCGCCTTATCGAGGCCGAGGCCCGTAACGTGCGGTTCATCAGACAGCTACCGACCCGTAAATGAAGTGGCTCATCATAGCCGTCAGCCCATCAGGAGGCTGTGCCTTCGTGTGGAGTCGCAAGCGACCTGTGCGTCCATTGCGATTCTACTCACGCAAGGCGGCCAAACGCTGGCTTCGCAAGCATCGCCGATCGGCCTTGCTTGGGAGCCGGTTCCTCATCGTGAACTGGAGCAAGCGCATATGAATCCTACTTACGTCGTCCGTCTCAAGGACGGAACCACCCGCCAGGTGGCCGCCGACAGCATCGTCACCGGCCACGCCTTCGTCGAACTCTGGTTCCTCGGTGGCGCGGTCGCTATCTACCCGGCCTGTGAAGTACAAGAGGTGCATCGCACTGACCTCGTGAAGGAGGGCGAGTAATGACCGTCAAGACCATGTATGTCAAGCCTGAAGACCCGGCGCCACCAGTCTTGTCCGTAGGACGCCTGTCACCAGGTGAACTCTACAAGGTGGTGACGCCTAGCTCGGCAGAGGGCGCCGTTGTGCTGGCGACCAAGCAGACGCCTGCCCTCCCTCAGGCAGTCATCGTACTGCACAGCATGAACCCCGCGCAGTACGCGGTGGGTACGGCCATTCTCAACACAGACTGGCGGTGCCGCCGCCTGGGTGCGGGTGAGTACATCAAACTTGTTCAAGGGGAGGCCGACCAATGATCGCCGCGCTGCTTGTACTCGGCTTGTACTGTTGCCTCGGCATACTGGCAGGCGCCTGCTACTGCATCGCAGTGTCGCCGCCGTTCGAGAACCCGACGGAAGTGCAGTTCCAGGACGCATGCGTGATCGGGTGCATCTGGCCACTCGTGATCATCGTCGGCATATTCCTGGCACTACGTGCAGTAGGCCGGGGCCTGCTGACCGGGCTGAAGCGTCACCTGAACATCAAATAACCTACCGGAGGTAACATGATCCGCACCCATACCCACAACACCGACCGCGAGCAACGCCGTCTCTTCGACCTCACGGAACTGCGTTCCGGTGAGATGTATCGGGTAGTGCAGCCCGAGGCTAAGCGCGGTACACTGGTGATCGGCGTAGCAGCTTGGGACAGCACGGGCCGTCCCGCAGTGCTGCCCGTGGTTATCCATGACGACGGCCCTGCCAAGGTGACCGGTCCGCGTCCCACCGTGCTGCGCAACGACGGGTGGCGCATGGTCCTCGCCGACAAGGGGACCCAGGTGACACTCACCGCCGAGTGACCAAGGCGAAGGCTGGTGCGCCAGCCTTCCACCGTGGCCATTCCTTGCCGCGAACCAACTCAACTGAGGAGCTACAACATGACCAACGTCAACACCACCACCGAGACCACCGCCGCTGCCGCCCTGGGCGCCAAGCTCATCAAGAAGCCGGCTACCGTGGAAGACTTCCGCAACAACGTGGTCTTTCATCACACCGCCCTGGCCAAGCTGACCGAGACCTACAACGAGGCGGTCGCTGCCCTGCACACCGCCGAGCGCCTGTCCAGCCTCGTCGCCGGCGACGTGATCACCTTCGACCACGGCAAGGGCGAGAAAGCCGAGGTGCTGAGCGGCGAAGTCATCAGCGTAGTCGCCGGCGTCTATCAGGTGCTGGTCCGCTTCAGCGACAGCGCACCGGCCAAGCTGCTGGACGTGAAGGCCAGCGCCATCCGCGCCGTCCAGTCGTCGGCAGCCCAGGCTGCAACCCTCGACGAAGCCATCGCCCAGGGCGAGTAAGGCCCGCACGTAATAGGCCCGGCCCTCCGGGCCTATTGCGAGCTAGCCATACCATAGGAGGAGTCAACGTGAGCAAGCACAACCCCGAGCACATCAGCGGCCCGGTACGCAGCGTGAGCGTACAGAAGGCACCCGCCATCCAGGCCCTGGAAGATCGCCTGGAATCCGCCCTGGCTGTATGCGAGGAGCGCGCCCAGGATATCGACACCCTGAGCCGCCGCCTCCAGGCCGCCGAGCGGGCGCGCCGCTGGGAGATCGACGAGATTCGCAGCCATCAGGCGACGATCCGTCTGCTCCAGAACGACTTGAACGCAGCGCACGATGCCCACGAGGCACAAGAGCGCCGCGCTCGCAAGGCAACCATCATGGCCTGGGTATGCCTGCTGACCGCAGGACTGGCCGTCACCCTGAAACTGGCAGGAGTCTGACCATGGAATGCAACGATCACTTCACCAAGCTGGCGGCCAGCATGTTCGGCGTACCGTGCGCCAAGGTGTCCCCGGAGATGCGCCGCGTGGCCAAGCAGCGGGCACTGGCAGGCAGCTATACCGCCCGCATCTCGAACGTGCAGGTTGTCGAGCAGGCGTGCTGCAAGGAAGGCAAGGTACGTGTGGACGTGGTGGTGGACCACGTGGAACCTCAGCGCAAGGTGTGCAAACACCGTGCGCTGGGTGCAGCCTTCGGCATGCCTGACATCGAGGTGACGCCCAACCCGAACCCGGTCGACTTCACCAAGATCGAAGAGCACGTCCTGGCGATGTACAACACCGGCAAGGACGACAAGCAACGCGCCGACGAGTACGAAAAGCTGCTGCTCAAGGTATTCCCGCTGGTATCGAAGAAGGCCGGCCCGCTGTCCGCCAAGGACTTCGAGGTACGTCTACACGATCTGCACGTAACCAAGCTGGCGGTAAACCGTGCCCTGCGCGATGCCGGAATAGAGATGGACGGACCGCTGCGCAGCCGGGTACGGAAGCTTGCGGACCGGAATAACGAGATGGGCGCTGAACTGTTCGGCCTCAAGCAGGGCTTGACCCGGCTGGTGGAGGTAGGTCAACGGGCCGGCCTGTATTGGGACGACGCGGAGACTCAGCGATTGCTGACGGTGGCCCCGACCAAGGCCGTCTGTCAGCTCATCAGCAAGCTGACCGGCGTGCGGTATACCTTCCGCGCTTCCGTGGCGAAGGCTGAGGCCGAGGCTCGTGAGCGGGCGAAGGCGGCGGCTAAGGACACCTGGCAGGCAGCAACCTTCGCAGCCACCATCGCCGGCGGCGTCGTGGGCAGCGTGCTGACGTACCTGTTCGTCTAAGCGACCGGGGCCTACTCCGGGTCAAATCCGAGGGCGTTCCTAGAGCGCCCTCTCGTGTGAGTCTGGAGGATCACGAACATGCAATACCATTTCACGCATTACAACGGATACCGCTTCGGCGTCGAGCTGGAGGACGAGGCTGTCTTCCCGTGCATCGACGGTAAGCGGGCAACCTGGGACAAGGTGGCGGCGTGTGCCGGCAGCCTTGTGCATTATATGGCGCAGGACCTGATTGACTTCGGCCAGCGCAAGTTGAGGGATTTAGAAGATGAGCAAGACGAGCCTGTATCCGCTGAGCCTGCATCCCGGCCTGATTCAAATCAGGACGATCCACGTATTCAGCATCCAAGCCCCGAGCGACGCCGCGAACTGGTGGCAGTGGTTCCTCTGGCAACGGAAGTACCACCCGCTCCGGGAAAGCCTGAGTCCAGCCGGGGAGCTGAGTGCGAGTATCGCCGAGTGTGTGCTCCACCTCCGCCGGAATGGCTGGCAAGATAACGACATCTGGCGCAAGAAGGGCGGCGTGCTGGCCCTCGGTGCTTTCGACCTTGCCGGCGAGCTGGTAGGTTCCTGCCTCGTAGTAGGCGGTGAGCTGAAGGCGCTGTGCGTGGACGACCGACACAGCGGCCAGGGTATCGGAGCTGAGCTGGTACGAGCCGCCGAGCTGGCGGGCGCTGAGTACCTGACGTGCTTCGAGTTCCTGGAGAATTTCTACACGAGGCTCGGCTGGAGCGTCTCCCACCGGGAGGCGAACTGGACCGAAGGTGAACCAGACGTACTGCACATGCGGGCGCCTGGCCATGAATGAGGTGATGGTATGGCTTATCGCGAACAAACCGCTGGTCATCGGAGTCGCCTTCAGTCTGGTGGCCCTGGGCGTGCTGCTCACACAGAACAACGGCGGCCCGCCTACGGCGCCCGCATGACCTGGCACCTCCAGGACATGTTCGAGGCACGAGGTGGGCTGCGGCCTTTGTGGGAGGAATGGTACCAATGGCACTGCGCCGTGACTCCTGGCTAAAGCAAGCGCAATCCCTGGCGGTCGGTCAGGTGGGTCGATTCCGCCATGTCCTGGGATGCCAGAGCATGAGCCGGGGCGGGACCAACATGACCTGCAAGAACCTTCCTGACCGCTGGGTGGCTTACTGCTACTCCTGCCAGGAGGGTGGCGTAGTCGAGAAAACGCATGTGCGGAGGGTACAATGCGCGGATCAAGAACGCTTCATGCCCTGGCCCGAGGATGCCTCGGACTGGACGCAAGCCGACTGCTATCAATCGCTTTATGGTTTGCTGCTGTCCAAGGGCATCGACTACAACGTGATGACGCCAGGGCTGCCGCTACTGTACAGCGAAAGGCAGCATCGGCTTATCTTCCCTACCGACGCGGGCTGGATTGGGCGCGCTACTGCCGACCAAAATCCCAAGTGGGTGGGCTACGGGTATCCTGCCCCGGACTACCATGGATGGCCCCAGGAATCATCAATGGGCAGGCCATGGGTGCTGACGGAAGACTACTTGTCGGCGCTGAAGGTGCGGTGGGCATGTCCCGAAGTCTTCGCTGTCGGTCTGAACGGTACAAGGCTGCGCGACAGGCTGGCGGCGATCATGTTGCAGCAGACCTGCAAGCGCGCCTTCATCTTCTTGGATGGCGACCCGGCAGGTGTCCGTGGTAGTGCAGGCGTGATGCGCCGGCTCCGGTCCCTGCTTATCGAAGGCCAAGTAATACCCACGCCGGACGGGTTCGACCCCAAGGACCTGACCCGCGAGCAGATAAGGAGCCTAGTAATTGGACGTATTGACGCTACACGCACTGAGTGACAAGGACCGCTTCCGCACGTTGCGGAGTGTGGTGCCTGAAGGGATGATGGGGCCGGAGACGTGCTTTGTCATCGACTGGATCGAGCAATACTGGAAGGTCTACCCGGCACATCAGAAGGTAGACCCGCAGGCGCTGCGCGAACTGATCAAGCTGCGAGGTGGCTACCAGCCGGAACAACTGGCGGTAGTCCTGAACCTCGTCAACCAACTGGACAAGCCGGTAGACCCGGACTCGCTACAGGGAGTCGTGTCCCAGCTCAACGAACTGGATTTTTCAGGCAGGGTGGATGCCCTCCTGGCGCAGTACAACCAGGGCGAGGACATCGACCTGGCGTATGAGCTGCGACGCCTGAGCGACGAGGCCCTGCGCCGCGAAGGGGTCAGCACGCCGACCGACTATGTGACGGACGACGTGTTTGATATCCTGGCGGAGGAGCAGGGTGACCACGGCATCAAGCTGCCGGGGCTGGTACTGCCGGCGTACATGAAGGGCCTCCACGCCGGGGCCTCGGTGCTGGTGGCAGCGCCGCCTGATGCGGGCAAGACCTCGTTCATGGCCTGGATCGCTGTCCATATCGCGCCGCAGCTCAAGCGGTACTTCGACCCTGGGCGGCCCATCCTGTGGCTGAACAACGAGGGCAAGGGCCGGCGGATCAAGCCGCGCCTGTACTCGGCAGCCCTGGGCATGACCGTGGGCGAGATTCTTGCCCTGGACCCGGAGGAGGTTCGCAGGATGTACGCCGAGAAAATCGGCGGCGACTCTGAGCTGATCCGCATCAAGGACTTCCACGGTGGGTCCCTGGCCCAGGCCGAGCAGGTCATTGACGCGATGAAGCCGGCGGTGGTGTTTTGGGACATGATGGCCCACGTCAAAGGTGGCCAGCGCAAGGACCAGAACCGCACCGACGAGATGGAGTACAAGGTGGCCGAGGTCCGCGAGATGGCGGTGCGTCACGACTTCATCAGCTTCATGACGTGGCAGATTAGTAACGACGGTCACGACCAGTTGTTCCCACCGCAGTCCTGCCTCAAGGATTCGAAGACGGCGGTACAGGGTGCTGTGGACGTGCAAATCCACCTGGGCCGTCTCAATGGTGCGGATCAACAGGTCATGCGCGGCCTGTCCCTGCCGAAGAACAAATTCCAGATGGACGGGAAGCCTTCTAACGTGGAGGCCATGATTAACTTCGACGCCGCGCGGTGTCGTTTCTTTGAGAGTGTAGATCATGCAAGCTAAGCATAGCCGGGTGCTCGAAGGCACCAAAGAAATTCCGCTGGGCGGCATCGAACTGTTACCGGGCACCGTCGCGGGTCTGCTATTGTGTCTGTACTCCGATGCAACTCACGAGGAGGGCGTCGCCTTGGCCGGTGGGTTCCCTCGCGACTTGCTGCACGGCGCCACTCCCAAGGACGTGGATGTTGCCCTATATAGCATGACCTGGGGGCGGGCAGAGCACCTGATCCAGAAGGCACTCCCGGTCCTGAACCCCATCTTCGTCCGGGATGGTGGGTGGCGCTCGGACTACGCCGATGGCGGCGACGGTGGTATCTTCAAGGGCGTGATGTCCCTCGTGGGCTGCCGTGGGTTGAATGGCATGGACCTGGACTTTAACTACTACGACGCCGCCAGCCTTGGCCGGGTGATGGAGTCGTTCGACTTCACCATCAATCAGGTAGGTGTCGCGTACAACTGGCCGGACCCCGAGGGTGGGCCGCGACTGGGTGCGTACCTGCATAAGGACGTTACCTGGGGCGTGAACAAGGAAGTCGGTGCCGGCTCACGTCTGCCGGAGCGATGCGAAAAGATGCGGGCCAAGGCCGCGCACTACGGATGGGAGAACGTGTGATGAGCAAGCGCGACGTGGTACTGGATATCGAGAAAGGCATCTGGCGTGGCGTGGACCAGAACGACAAGGCCGTCGAGGCCATCATCAAGAAGCACGGGTACGTGATCGTCGAGCCTAAGATCGACGGGTGCCGTGCCATCGTGGGTGCGCACGGCGTGGTATCCCGCAGCGGCCGCCGCTTCCCTGCCCTGGACGGCCTGGAGGATCGCATCATCGCGAAACTGTCCCAGCCCGGCCTGGACTCCGGTCTGGTGTTGGACTGTGAGATGTACCTGGAAGGCATGCCCTTCAGTGAGGCGACCGGGCGCATGGCCCGCAAGACCCCGCTGACCGAGGCCGAGCTGAAGTGCCTGCACTTCGCGGTATTCGACGCCACCCATATTGGCGTGCTCCGCAAATCGCGCAAGTCCCACCTCGTATATGATGAGCGCCGCGCCATGGTCCGCAGCCTCATGGAAGATTGCCGGCGGGGCGACACCCCGTACTTCTTCCAGGTAGCCGCACAATCCTGCCGTTCTATGGAGGCGGTACTACGCTGGTACGGCTACCACCGCGCCATGGGCTTCGAGGGGTCGATGGAGAAAGACCCGAGCCTGACCTACCGCAACGGCAAGGTTGCTGGCTGCTACAAGCGCAAGCCGGAGATCACCGTGGACGGGCGTATCGTCGGGTACGTGATGGGCAAGACTGGCAAGAACGTGGGCCGCGTCGTGGGCTACCGTGTGGAGCTGGAAGATGGTTCCGGCACCGTGGGCGCCACCGGCCTGAGTGAGGAGCACATACAGCTCCTGACCTGCGCCCACCTCAACGGCTGCATCGACGAGACCATGCCGAACTATGGACGCATCGCCGAGGTCTCCGCGATGGAACGCTCAGCCAACACCCTCCGCCATCCAAGCTTCAGTCGCTTCCGCGACCTGGCCAGTAACCCTGGAGTGAAGGTATGAAGATTCGAAAGTCCCATAACCGCAACTACCCGGAAGATATGGTATACCACGCCACCAACCGGGATTCGCTGCTGTATCCGAAGTACGTCATGGGTTCCGTGTTCATCAGCCAGGACGGAACATTCCGCATCTGCATCATGGCAGGGACTTGGGACCACGTTGGGTCCGAAGTTCGGCATCATGCGCGGGACATCCAATCCCTCGGCGCCGGTCGCCGTAAGTTGCACCGGGTCATGCGACGTCTGCGTCGCAATCTGCGACAGGTAGGAGTCAAAGTATGAGAATGCCCACCGAGGAAGAACGTATGATCCGCTGCTTGCTGGCGGATATCCACGAACCCCTGGACCTGCTGTTCCCCGGCCTCCGCACCAAGGCCCATATGGACCCTCAAGCGGAAGAGCTGTCGATTCGAATTGACTACGACCATGCGAAGCTGGGCCGTATGGGATTCTGCCACGCGGTCTCCCTGTACCAACTGACCATATGGGGACGTGAAGGAATGGTCCGCTACCTGATGCAGGAGATTCCCCGCCGTGTGCTGGAAGGTCTGCTGGTCAAGGCGCAGCAGTACAGTCAAAGCAACTGGTACAGCAAATGACGACTATCCGAATCCTCGACCTCGAAACCGAGAGCTACGAGCACAAGGGGCGCAAGGCGTCGCCCTTTGACCCCCGCAACTACATCGTCATGGCCGGCTGGCGGGACGATGTTGACGGCAAGGTCGGCCAGAAGGTGGAACATCGCTTCCGCAGCCGGGCCGAAGCCGAAGACCCGAACAACCGCTGGTTCAACCTCGACGGCGTGGACGTGATCGTAGCTCACAATGCCATGTTCGAATCGAACTGGTTCTTCACCCGCTACCGGGACGAGTACCTGGCCTTCTTGCGACGCGGTGGCCGGGTCTGGTGTACCCAGCAAGCCGAGTATCTGCTGAGTCATCAGACGTGGCTGTACCCGGCACTCGACGAGCTGGCTCCGAAGTACGGCGGCACCCACAAGGTGGACGGTATCAAGATGCTGTGGGACCAGGGTGTGCTCACCTCGGAGATGGACCAGGACCTGCTGAGCGAGTACCTGTCCGGTCCGTGCGGCGACATCGAGAATACCGCCCTCGTGTTCTACGGCCAGTTGATGAAGCTTCAGGCCCGTGGCATGTGGGCTGGCTACCTGGAGCGCTGCGAGGCCCTGATCGGTTTCTCGGCGATGGAGTGTGCCGGCCTGAAGGTGGACCTCGAAGTCGCCAAGGTGAACCACGCCAAGCAACTGGAAGAGGTGGCCGGGATCGAGGCCGAGCTGAAGAAGCTGATGCCCGACTTCCCAGAATACTTCGAGTTCAAGTATACCAGCCTCTACCATATGAGCGCATGGCTCTACGGTGGCGAGGTGCGGTACAAGGGCCGGGTGCCGTACGAAGATGGCCGGATGGAGAAAGCCGACTTCGTGCGCTTCGGTACGGCCAAGCGGGGGACTCCAATCGAGAGTACCTCAGTTCGGGTCCCGATCCATGAAGTGACCGACCAGGGTGAGTGGCACTGGCCCACCATCACCGAGCTGGCGACCAAGCACGGCCCGGTCATCACGTTCTCCGCTGGCAAGAACAAGGGCAGCGTCAAGGTGTTCCGGGAGGATACGGACATTCCGGCGACCAAGTGGGATGACGACCAGCGATTCCGGTTCCCCGGCCTGATCAACCTGGCCAACCTGCCGGAAGTAGTGCGTGAGAAATTCCTGGGCAAGCGCCCGGAGTTCCAGTGCGCCCTCACCCTGGCGGACGGATCGCCCGTGTTCAGCACCAGCGGTGACGCCCTCAAGGCTCTGGAGAAACAGGGCTTCGAGGCGGCCAAGCTGTTGATGCGCCTGGCCGAGCTGCACAAGGACAACTCCTCGTTCTACATCACCCACACCTACAACAAGGATGGGACGATTAAGGACACGAAGGGGATGCTCCAGTACGTGGACGACGACGGCATCATCCACCATTCGCTGAATACGACGGCGACGGCGACAACGCGTCTGTCGTCCAGCCGCCCGAACCTCCAGCAGCTCCCGTCGAAGGACGAGGACGACCCGGAAGCCGGCAGCCGCGTGAAGGAGATGTTCGTGTCTCGCTTCGGCGCGGACGGGATGATCGGCGAGACCGACTATACCGCCCTGGAGGTGGTGATGTTGGCGGCCCTGTCGAAGGATCGGAACCTCCTGGCGAAACTGATGGCCGGCACTGACATGCACTTGTACCGCCTGGCAGGGAAGCACAACAACTGGAACGGGTTCGACTACGACCAGCTCGTGGCCATCAAGAAGGACCCCAACCACCCGTGGCACGGTCGCATGATGCAGGCTCGAAAGAACATCAAGCCCAAGGCATTCTCGGCGCAGTACGGCGCGAGTGCGGCTGGTATCGCATTCAACACCGGCTGTACCGTGGAAGAGGCCCAGGAATTCCTGGACAACGAGGCGGCCCTGTTCCCCGAGTCCATCGCATTCCGGCAGATCGTCCGCGACAGTGCAGAGGCCACCAGCCTCGTCATGTACAAGGCCGAGGACCAGATGCCGGCAGGCGCCTTCAGCGAGATGGGGCCGGATGGCAACTGGCGCCAGTACCGCCGAGGATTCTGGCAAGCGCCGGGTGGCACCTGCTACAGCTTCCGCCAACAGGAGCGCTGGGACAAGGAACAGCGCAAGACGGTCATGGACTTCAAGGACACGCAGATCGCCAACTACTGGAACCAGGGCGAGGCTGGGTTCATGATGACCGTGAGCGTGGGGCGCATCTTCCGTTGGATGCTGCATCGCCCAGGATTCATGGTCACCGAGTTCCTGATCAACAACGTACACGATGCCGTGTACACCGACTGCCACAAGGACACCGCCGCCGAGGTCAACAAGGGCGTGCGCGACATCATGGCCGACGCTGCCCGCTACATGAGCGAGCGCCTGGGCTACGACATCGCAGACGTTCCGTTCCCGGCAGTGGCTGAGATGGGGCCGAACATGTTCAATATGGAGGTGATTCAGTGAAAGAACTGCATCCGCTGCACACGCCCGAGTTCGTCAAGACATTCCTGGACCAGACCGGATGCCTGCCCGGCGAGCGGCGTACTGGCCGCACCACGGGTATCGCCATGCAAGCCATCGGAATGGCCCTCGCCCATCCACGTAAGACGATGACATTCGACGACCACCACGGCGGGAGCGCGGCGGCCTTGGTAGACCGCATCGAAACCATCCGGGAGGCCCTGGGGTACAGGAACGTCCTCGTCCGGCCTGCGTCCAGGCGCAGTGTGTCCATCGTCTTCAAGGCGCTGCCGCACGCCTCGAACGCCTGACGACCCTTCCCTACTC